TCTACCAGTTGCGCTCTCTGGAGCGTCGGTAGGGTCCTCCAGCTCAACAACAACCGGTGTACACACACTGGTGCACATTTAGTGCGTCACGACCATTACTTCGGTGGCTTCTTTGCACTTAGTTGTGATGGTTAGCGCGTAAGCGAGGACTTTATGAACAAAACCTTCGGTCCTAACAATAGGTCGGCCACTCAAACTTATACATATCCATCTGGTTTTGGGCCGCCTCCGGCGGCTCCTAGCCAAGTGGTTGAGTTTGTGTCCGGTTATGCAAAGGGTAGTGATACCCCGAACTTTAACCGGCGCCGTTCTGACGGCGAGCTCCTTCCGATGAATTTTTATACTCGGTCGGATGTCTCGAACAAAATGAATCTACGGGCTAATTGCCAGTTTGATTACATATCCGTTCACGGGCAGATCACTACTCAAAATATTCCGAATAGTGTTTCTGTGCCTGTACCTAGCGTTGAATCGTGGTTTTCGTCTAAGTCTTCCGCTTTGGAGTCTCTTACGCTTTCTGCACTCGCCAATGCCGTTCCTCCCGTTGATGCCCTTACGTCAGCCCTAGAGTTTGCCAAAACTCTGAGGTTGATTACAGGTGTCGTGTCCCGTACTCATCACTACCTTGACCAAATGTTAAGGGCAGGGATGATTGCTCGTGGGGTAGCTCTAGCCGATCTTTGGTTAGAACTACGCTACGGTTGGCGCTTACTTTATTATGATATTAGCGCCATCAATAAGACACTTGGGAATCCGGTAAATATGTTCGTAGAGGGCCAGACAGGCGAGAGCCTATCTGAATCCTTCTCAGGTACCACCAACTACCTCCCGATGTTACATTGGGCTGATAGGGTTCGTATCTGGGGTTCATATGACCACACTGACGATGTTTCTCTGCGTGCGAGAGTTGTCGCAAAGTACCACGCGGTAGCGGACGGCCGTTTTTTGGCCAACCCAACCTTGACTGCTTATGAACTGGTCTATTACAGTTTTGTTCTAGACTGGATCATAAATATCGGTGATTATTTAAAACAGTGCCACGTCCTCGCTAACGCTAAGGTCGTCGCTTGCAACAGTGTTAAAGTTGCTTCGAAGTCCTCTTGCAATACCTGGACGTGTACTGTTACCGATAGTGCCTACTCTAGTCCCTCCGCCGTAGGCGGTTGGTCAAGAGATGCAACTTCAATTATGCGTGTACCTGTGACTGTTCCTTCAGCTGCGCTCACTACACGGTTAAGCTTATCGAGTCAGCAATCTTTAGACTTGATCGCCTTAATCGTTTCTTTCCTTGCGAGCGATTCCGCACGTGAGGCCCACAGACTAAGGTCACCTTGGAGGTGACCTTTCATAGGAGTGATATAACATGGCCAATATGACCACTGTTCTAACTACCATGGCTGATTCTGGCCAAACACGAAAGTTCCGTTTGAGTACTCATACGGTCCTTCAGCCGCGGACGGTTATTCAGTCCTACACCCCGGCACCCAACGTGAACGCGTCCGCTAAGGACACGGTCGATGTTGTTTATGGAGCTTTGGATGCGGACGGAAATCCGATCGCAAACAAGGTTGTCTTTGGTTTCACCTTGCGGCGTCCAATAAACGCTGATGCAACGACCGTTACTAATGCGAAAGCATTGTTCCGCGAGTTTGTGGCCTCTGATCAATTTGATAATGTGATCAGTGGGCAGTTCTTCATCGCCGGCTCTTGATAGGTCCGGTTATGGAGATCCTCGGCATTGCTTGTTTGGTAACGCTTTGCGTTATCATTAAGCTACTCGTTAATCGTTAATCAGCGCCTTTTTAGGCGACGGAGTTTACCATGACTCATAAAGCGCCGCGCGGGTTGCGCGAAACTGCCGATTTGTGGCAGCTTGCTTTATCTTTTACTAAAGACTGCACCTCCTTGAATCTTGAAGTTGTTAAAAAGGTTGAAGGATACATCCGCTCTCGAAATCTGGAGGGCGTATGCAGCTTGTTTCAGGAAGCCCAGAAGTATCATGGCGACCTTGACTTATTTAATCTCCTCCGGCAAGTTGCGTGCCTGTTCCGTAAAAACGAACAGTTCGCAAATAGCGAGTTGTGCGACCGTAAAGCAAAGGAATCTCTTTTGCAAACGGAACGCCATTGCGCTGCAACTAACCGACGACTTTCATTCTACTACGAGAACTACAGCAAACTTTTGGCTACTGCCGAAGGTAAGCTGCTCGCTGAAGAGTTAGAGTTTATGAGGGCAGATATTTCTTCTCTGCTCGGAGATTTTCATAAGTTTTCTGGTTCAATTGAAAATCGAATCAGAGTTACAAGTGGTGCGACCGAGGATCGTTCACGCCGGAGGGCGCTCCCTTTCCTGAAAATCACGGGAAGGATAAAGTGCTCTCCTTACGGGGTGAAATGGTTGAAGTCGCTGCTGCCTAAATTTGGCATCAGCAATACCGACGTTAAGTTCAAGCCGATTGTTACTGCTTTAATCGACTTTGTCCCGAAGAACTTTAAGACCTCACGGATAATAACAAAATCCGCTACCCACGACGTACCGATGCAACTTGCCATCGATGCGTATTGGAAAGAACTCCTCCTTAAGTGGGGAGTAGATCTTAAACACGGTCAGTCCTATAACGCTGAGTTAGCCCGTCGAGGTTCCATTGACGGCTCATTCGCGACGATAGATCTCCAAAACGCATCCAATACAGTCTCCTATGGGGTAGTTGCATTTCTGCTACCCCACGAGTGGCTTGTATTTTTGGAAGCGTTTAGAGCTACCCACATACGTTTTAAGGATGTGGCGACTGGTCCAGCAATGAAGTTGGAGATGTTCTCCTCTATGGGGAACGGATACACCTTTGTTCTGGAAACGCTGCTGTTCGCAGCAGCTTGCCGTGCCGTTGGTTCAAAAACCTATGCTGTTTACGGTGACGATATTGTCATCGAGACGGCCAAGGTTGATCGCCTTCGGTCGCTCCTTCGGTTTCTTGGGTTTCAGGTCAACTGGGAGAAATCCTTCGTAGACCCTGCGGTTTTCTTCCGCGAATCGTGTGGAAAAGACTGGTTACATGGCAAACTCGTAACGCCCTTTTATGTCAAAAGGGCTATAACAACGAATGTTGACATGAGCCATCTCATCAATGGAGTCGTCGGGCGATCCTTGCCCGGCGGAGGAGTCTGGCACTTTTGCCGTACTTCTCTAAAGAAACGCCGTCTCCCTCTGGTCCCTTTTAATGAGGATTCGAGAAGCGGAGTTCATATAACTCCTCACGATTGTTACCGTAGAAAGATCCTTCGCGTGGCTTGCGCCACACGGGGGTCGGAGCTTAACTGGGTACCCGTGTTTAAAGGTTACGTACTTCGCCCCACAGTTCGTCTCACGACGGGGTGGAGGTCGTACTTTTTGTGGTTCCTTACACGAGGAGACGTCACGGACTTGTCAGTACGCCATTCAGAAGACCCTTACCAGGGTCTCCACAATGGTTCCTTTCAGCAGCGTACCGCTGCGTTAGGTCGTACTGTCGATGTGCTACCATCAGGTTGCACGTCTACATTCACACAGATCTCCTACGCCATTCGGCTTAGGTTCTATGTGCCGGTCCTCACCCAGCCAAAAACGAAGTTGAAGCTGACGCTCAACTGCATGCCGTTGAAACCCAGCGTGCCGTATTAGCAGCCTCAAAAGGTCAACAGGCGAGGCACAAGCAGTCCACTCGGCGCAAAGGAAATC